GGCGGTCAGCCGGTCTCCCCAACAAAAGACAGGTTATGATGTGGTGATGAGGTACTGGATACCGGAGGAGACGATGAGGAAGAAGGAGGAGAAGGAGGGTAGACCGTACCGGCAGTGGGTGAAGGATGGATTTATAAAAGCGACGCCGGGGAATGTAATCGATTTCGATTACATTCGGCAGGAGATAAACGAGTTACGGGCGCTATATGATTTGCGGGAGCTGGCGTATGACAGGTGGGGTGCCTGGCTGATAATGCAGCAGCTGCAGGAGGACGGGTTTGTAATTGAGAAGAAAGCGGCAGGGCAGGGACATCCTTTGATAGTGCCGTTCGGGCAGGGGTATGCCAGCATGTCAGCGCCGACAAAGGAGCTGCTGGGGCTGGTATTGAGCGGGAGGCTGAGGCATGGGAGTAATCCTGTGCTGAGGCAGAATGTGGAAAATCTGGTATTGAGGCGGGACCCTGCGGGGAATGTGAAGCCGGATAAAGAGAAGGCGGTATGGCACATCGATGGTGTGGTGGCGATGGTGATGGGGCTGGACAGGGCGACGAGGAATGTAAAAGAGGATACGCGGAGCATATACGAGGAGCGCGGGCCGATAGTGCTGGGCGATGAAGATGAAGATGAGGAGCCATCTGAGGGGGAAGATGAGGATGGGTTTGAACAGCCGGTAGAGGATGAAGATGAGGAGGAAGAGGGATGAGCATAGCTCTGGGGCATCCCCTTTACCTACCATATACTACCGGGCTGACGGAGTTCAGCGTATTTGGTAAAGGCGACCAGCCGGTCGCCCATACGGGATACCTGTGCCATCATAACAGAATAACAGAATAACAGAATAACAGAATGACAGAAGGAGGCGTGATGATAAGGAGGGTATGGAGCCGGATACGAGGTTTGAAGCCGGATGGGAGCGATATTTTGCTGTGGCTGGGGGTTCTGGTGGTGTGTTGCGGTGTATATCTGATTTATGAGCCGGCGGGGTTGATATTGTTTGGGGGATGGCTGGTGTTGCTGGCTGTGGTGAGGGCGAAGGGTTAAATAAAGGAGTTACAGAGAGGGCGGCCAGCCGGTCGCCTGTACTTTCTCATGTTTTGAAAGAGGATTAGAGAGGGCTGCGAGATATGCCCATTATAAAGAATCTAGAACGGCGGATGTATAGTTTATCCGACCTGGATAAGGCGATGGATCTGGTGATAGGTGGAAGGCCGACGGCATCGGGTGTGGGGGTGACGAGCAATACGGCGATGAACTGTGTGCCGTATTTTGCCGGTGTGCGTTTGATAGCGGAGACAGTGGGGCAACTGCCGCTGTTTGAGTACAGGCGGGTGCCGCCGCGGGGGAAGATGCGTGCGGAGGACCGGCGGCTTTTTCCTTTGATGCATGATGAGCCGAATCCTGAGATGAATGCAATCACATTCAAAGAGGCGCTGCAGGGGCACGTGCTTACGTGGGGAAATGCTTTTGCTGAGATTGAGTGGGATATAGATGAAGGTGTGCCGCGTGCGTTATGGCCGTTGCGTCCGGACAGGATGAAGGTGGGGAGAGATTTAACGACAAAGAAGTTGAAATATGTTTACCGTCTTCCGGATGGTACGGATGCGGAACTGCCTGCATGGAGAGTATGGCATCTGCCGGGGTTCGGCTTTGACGGGATAATCGGTTATGACACGATATACCTGGCGCGTGAGGCAATAGGGATGTCCCTGGCGATGGAGGAATACGGGGCGAGGTTTTTCAGCAATGGTGCCAGTCCGAGCGGTGTGCTCGAGCATCCGAATAAATTGAGCAATGAGGCGCAGAAGCGGATGCAGAAGACCTGGAAGCGGTTGTATTCCGGATTAACGAATGCTCACCGGCTGATGATACTGGAAGAGGGGATGAAATTCACGGCGATAGGCATACCGCCGAATAACGCGCAGTTTCTGGAGAGCAGGAAGTTTCAGCTCGATGAGATAGCGCGGCTATTACATATACCGCCTCATATGCTGGCGAACCTTGACCGGGCGACGTTTTCTAATATCGAGCATCTATCACTGGAGTTTGTGAAGTATACGATGAATCCGTGGCTGGTGAGGTGGGAGCAGACGTGCAACCGCAAGTTGCTTTTGTCTGAAGAGCGGCGGGTATATTTCTTTGAGTTTTTGGTGGATGCATTGCTGCGGGCGGACTCGGCGGCCAGGTCAACATTTTACAGGGAGCTGTTTTACCTGGGGGCGCTTTCTCCGAACGATATCAGGGAGAAGGAGAATATGAATCCGATAGAGGATGCGAATGCGGATAAATATTACATACAGGTAAACATGGTGCCGATGGAGATGGCGGGTAATGCGGCTTTGGCGAAGGTGCCTGTGGAGAAGAAGGATTTTCGGGAGCAGATATATGAAGATGCGGTGAAGCGAGTGGCGGAGCGGGAGAGGCAGAATATCATGAGGGCATACAGAAGGGACCCGGGGGGTTTTGGGGAATGGCTGAATGATTTTTACCGGGATTTCCGGGATTATATAGAGCGTCAGGTGGGGTCTTACGTGGAAGATGCAGGTGAGTTTGTGGACAGGTGGGTGGAGTCATCGAGGGTATGGTTGAGTGATTATGATATGGGGAGGTTCGAGGAGCTGGACTGGGTGGGGTTGAAGGTAAATGATATGAGAGAGCGGTTGATGGTTGATGGGGCGGCCAGCCGGCAGGGCGGCCAGCCGGTCGCCCATACAGGGATAAAAATACCGAAAGGAGATGAAAATGCCGAAGCAGGTGGTGATTAATAAGGTGGAGGATCTCAGCAAGTTGAGGTCGTGGGTGATTGATGATGTACGTTTTGTGGGTGGAGTTGATAGTGCGATAGAGTTCAAGCTGCATCAGCAGCTGGCGGAGAGACCGATAAAGCTGACAATAAGCAGCGGCGTGATATTTGGGCGGTCCGGGAATGTGGTAATAGCGAATGGTAATCTGGCGATAAGGGCGGAGGATATCGAGGATACCAATCCTGAAATTACCGCGTGATGGATATTTCTTAGGAAATAATGGAGCCCGGATGGAAGTCTGGGTTTTTTGTTTACATGAGGGCGACCAGCCGGTACCGTAGAGGCGGCCAGCCGGTCGCCCGTACCGTAGAGGCGGCCAGCCGGTCGCCCGTACGATAGCTCGCTGATGAGGCGGGTATTTTTGTTTGGAGGGTGATATGCCTTTGCCTGAACCGAATGATGATGAGAGCAAGGATGAGTTTATGGAGAGGTGCATGGGGGATGATTTGATGGTGGATGAGTATCCGGATAATAAGCAGAGGTATGCGGTTTGTAATTCAATCTGGGAGCAGGAACAAAAGGCAGGGCGAGCGCCGGTCGCCCATACGAGGAAGGAGGATACAGAGATGGAGCAGGATATAGAGCGGAGGTTATTTGACGTTTTTGAGATGAGGGTAATGAATGGTGATGGAGAGGAGCAGAAACCGATAATAACGGGACATGCGGCAGTATTCGATAAGCTGTCGGAGTCTTTATTTGGGTTCCGTGAGAAGATAGCGCCCGGAACGTTTTTGAAGAGCATAGAGAGGGATGATATCCGTGCATTATTTAATCATGATATGAATTATGTGTTCGGGCGGAACCGGAGCCGGACATTGAGGCTGGAAGAGGATAAGAAGGGTTTATATATCGAGATAGAGCCGCCGGATACGGGCTGGGCAAGGGATGTGGAGGAATCGATAAGGCGGGGTGATATCTCCCAGATGTCGTTCGGTTTTGAGACTATAAAGGACGAATGGCATCACGAACAAGGGAAAGAAAGTATACGGACGTTACTTGAGGTGAAGTTGTTTGATATTTCAATTGTGACATTTCCTGCGTACCCGCAGACGAGTGTGAAGGTACGCGATTATATAGATGCTTTGAAGCTGGGCGAGGGGGGCGTTGAGGGGCGCAGTCTGAGTCTGGCAAGAGCGAAGTGGAGAGCCGGAGGAACCGTAAAGGCGGCCAGCCGGTCGCCCATACTAAGAGAAGAGAGGTGAAAAATCATGTTAAAGGTTATGGAATACAGGCGTAAAATCAAAGAGCTAAAGGAGGAGGGGAATGCTCTTTTCCTGAAGGCGGAGGAGGAGAAGCGGTCGCTGAGTGCCGAGGAGATGGCGAAGCTGGACGGTATAAATGCGACGATAGATGCGGTAGAGGGGCGGATGGACAGCTATATCAGGCTGAACCGGATACCGGAGGAGGAGCTGAGAATATTTGAACCGCAGAAGCCGGAGGCGAACCAGAATGAGAGGGCAGAATTTCCGAAGCCTTTCCGGTCGATAGGCGAGCAATTTCAGTCAATCTACCGGTATTTTACCGGACGCGGCGAAGACCCTCGTCTTCATGAGGTACGGAGCATACTGGGGGCGAGCGAGAGCATACCGAGCGACGGCGGGTTTCTGGTTCAGCAGGACCTGGCTGCAGAGCTATTGAAACCGATGTGGGAGACGAATGAGATACCGAACCGGTGCCGGAGAATTCCGGTAAGCGGTCCATCGAATTCTTTTGCCATGGTGACGGTTGATGAGAGCAGCAGGGAGACCGGTAGCCGCTGGGGAGGCGTGCGGGTATACCGGGCTGCGGAGGGTGATTCGGTAACGGCGACGAAGCCGAAGTTCGGGCGGATAGAAATTAAGCTGGAAAAGCTGATGGGTACATGCTATGCCACTGACGAGAATCTGGAAGATGCGGCGCAATTGAGTGCGGTGATACAGCAGGGATTCACCGAGGAGATGGGATTTAAGCTGAGCGACGAGATTATAAGGGGAACAGGCGCAGGGCAGTGCCTGGGAATATTAGAGAGCGGCGCGCTGGTGACGATTGCAAAGGAAACGGGACAGGCTGCTGATACGATATTGACGGAGAATATCCTGAAAATGTGGAAGTGCCGGCGAGGGCGTGAGCTGGTATGGCTATACAACCAGGAGCTGGAGGACCAGCTGGAGCTGATGGTTGTGCCGATAGGCATGGCGGGCGAGATGAGCAGGTTGTTCAGGCCCCCGGAGGGGAATAATCCGTACGGCACGATTAAGGGCAGGTCGGCGATACCTGTGGAGGTTGCCAGCGGAGCGGGTGATGTGGGGGATATCATCCTGGCAGACCTGAGCCAGTATTTGCTATGTGAGAAGGGCGGCGTCAGGATGGCAGAGAGCATTCATGTACAGTTCCTGACTGACCAGAGTGTGTTTCGTTTCACATACAGGGTGAACGGGCAGCCGATGTTGAAGAGCAAGATAACACCATACAAGCGGACCGATACCAACTTTTACATGAGTCCGTTCGTGACATTGGCAGCCAGGTAAAGTTGGTGGGGCGACCAGCCGGTCGCCCGTACGGAAGAGGAAGCGTAAAGGCGGCCAGCCGGTCGCCCGTACGGAAGAGGAAGCGTAAAGGCGGCCAGCCGGTCGCCCATACGAAATAAGAAGAGAGAGGTGAAATATGTATTTACCGGAAGAGGGCAAGGTAGTTAATCTGACACCTCCGGCGGTGAAGAGTTCGGCGGGGGTGAGTGCGGTTTATGTGGAGCTGGATAAGTACCAGCACGTTGATTTCGTGATGCAATTCGGGTCTTGTTCATCGATAGCGAGCGATGTGGTGACAATGAAGCAGGCTACGAGTGTAAGCGGGAGCGGCTCATCGAGTCTGGCGGTGAATGGTTATTATCATAACCGGACGGCGCTGGGGAGCTCGTCTATAGCGAATGATACACTGACGCGCGTGGCGAAATCGAGCATGAGCAGCTCTGGGAAGAAGTTCAAACTGGCGAGTAACTCGGTGAGCAACCAGGTGTATGTTATCCCGGTGGATGCGGCGATGCTGGCGGATGGTAAGAAGGCGGCTGGTATAGCTGTGGGGACACTGGGGAAGTGTGCGCTGGCGATAAGTGCGATATTGAGTGGGCCGAGGTATGCATCACAGAGTCCGCCGAGTGCGCTGTAGGATACCCTTGGGCGGCCAGCCGGTCGCCCGTATTTAAGGAGGCGAATGTTATGAATTATCAGGATTTGGTGCGTAATGACGTGGTGTACCTGGTGGAGGAGCTGTTGCGACGCGGGAGTTATAAGTTCCGCGATGGTGACGGGAAGCTGGTTGGGGATTTTATTACGAGTTATAACACACCGTGGCGGCATGTGAAGCATCTGCACGGTTATGATTGTGAAAAGTGGCACCGGGTGATGTTCGACATTATCGGTGCGAAGCTGCCTCAGAGGTTCGTTCCATCGAGGTGTCAGGAGTGCTGGAAGGTGGTAGTCAGGCCGAGGACATTGAAGGAGCTCTTCCATCTGCTGGATATACAGTTGAGATTGAATCGGCCGTCCAAGTGCGGGATAGAGAGACGTGAGACGGTGCACGGTTTGTACGGGGGTTATTTTTATAACCGGAGCATCGAGGAGGGAATGGAGAGGTATGTGGAGGTTAGGAGGGAGGTGGATGAGCATATAAGCCCGGATGTGGTGGTGATATTGAAGAGGGGATGCACGGAGTTCGAACATGCGTGCGGGGATAGCAAGTACTGGAAGGTTGAGCCATGGCAGGCGGCTTTGGAGGAGGTAATAGAGCAGTGGATATGCACGTATGATATGGAGAAGCCGCAGCCGGAGCTGGTGCTGAATCATGTTTACCGGGAGTGGATAGAATTTGCGTATGCCAACGGTGATGGGACGTATAAGGAGTTTACCGGGGGTAAGCCTTTGTATCCGGCATTACGGACGTATCATCACCTGGTCGGAGCCAGTGAAGAGGAGAAGGCAGCGTTCTGGGTTGATGGATGATGGGGCGCCCTGCCGGCAGGGCGACCAGCCGGTCGCCGGTACGCGAGGAGGCATATCAAGAGCCGTCCCGTTTTTCGTTTCCCCGTTGAAGAAACCATTTTATGAGCCGAGATATGCGGCGAGCACACGGTAGAACCATAAGGGCGACCGGCAGGTCGCCCTGTACGCGAGGAGGCATATTAAGAGAGCCGGGGGCGGAACCACCGCCTTAAAATCTTTTGATATGGAGGGTTGATATGCCAGTTACAAGTATAAAAACGAGCTGGAAGGAAAGCGGTTATGAGGGTGACCTGTCTTTCCTTGATTCAAGCGGGAATATCATATTCGTGGTGGAGAGTTCCACGCGGGGGGTGATATTTCCGACGGGGGCGAGTCTGACGGTTACCGATGGGATAGCAGCCGGTAACACGCTGGACCAGGCTTACGACCAGGGCGGCGATGGTGAGGGCAAGGCGGTTACCGTAGATTCCGGGGCAATAGCGCTGACCAACAATGCCGCCAATAATAACGGGGTATTGACGATAACCAAAAACCCGACCGGGGCGCAATCCGGTGATGCAGTGACCATTACGATGGGGGCACAGGCATCGGGGGCGGCGCTGGTGATTGCCAACAGCGGGTCCGGCAACGATATGACCGGGTCAAGCAGCACGTGGAGCATTACCAAGGCGGGTGTAATCACGGGAGACTCGGCGAGCATCGGGCAGGTGACGTTGCTGGAGGATACAGTGCCGACGGGTGTGTGTTTCATCGGCAGGGACAATACCGGTGATACGACCATCAATGCGATAACGGGCAAGGAAATCCATCTTGCCATCAATGATGTTGACGTTGTGGATATCAGCGACTCGGGGCTGGAGGTAATATCGGGCGGGCTGACGGTGACACTGGGAGGCGCAACGATAACGGGCGCGAGCACGATTACAGGTACCCTGGGAATAACCGGGGATACAACGATTA